ATAGTTTTAATCCTCCAGAAAATGATAACTTTAAAAGAGTATCAAGAAGTATTGAGGTATTATATTCAGGAGCTAAGATTTTAGGTTTTGAAAAAATGTTAGAATGGAAGTTAGCTGAAAATATGACTAGGCCATTTTCTGACACAACAAAAGTGCAGATGAATTATACCATTTGTGCGCCAAGAATATATAAAGGTAGAATTGAATCATTGGTAAGTAGAACAACTACTTTTGCAGATATGGTTCAATTAACACACCTTAAATTGCAACAAGTGCTATCAAGAATGGTTCCTGATGGAGTATTTGTTGATGTTGATGGGTTAGCGGAAGTTGATTTAGGCAATGGAACAAATTATAATCCAGCGGAAGCTTTGAATATGTACTTTCAAACTGGTAGTATTGTAGGGCGTTCTATGTCTCAAGACGGAGGAATGAATCCCGGCAAAGTGCCAATTCAAGAATTACAAACATCGAACGGAAATGCTAAGATACAAGCATTGATAGGTACATACCAATATTATTTACAAATGATACGTGATGTTACCGGATTAAATGAAGCAAGAGACGGAAGCACTCCTGATCCAGATGCATTAGTAGGATTACAAAAAATGGCTGCAGCAAATTCAAATACTGCTACCAGACATATTAAAGATGCAAGTTTATATTTAACATTAAGAACTTGTGAGAATATATCTTTAAGAATTGCGGATTCGCTTAATTTCCCATTGACAAAACAATCATTAATAGAGAGTATATCTTTATTTAATGTGGAAACCTTAAAAGAAATTGAGAATCTTAATACACATGATTTTGGTATCTTTCTTGAATTAGAACCAGAAGAAGAAGAAAAAGCAGCATTCCAAAGAAATATACAAATAGCATTACAGGCTGGCAATATAGATCTTGAAGATGTCATTGATCTTAGTAGAATAACAAATATAGATTTAGCTAATCAGGCTTTAAAATTTAAGAAGAGGAAAAAGCAAGAAAGAGATCAGGCAAATCAACAAGCCATGATTAGGGCACAGGGTGAATCACAAGCTCAAGCATCAGAAGCGGCTGCAATGGCTGAGGTACATAAAAGGGAAGCATTAGCCCAAACAGAGATACAGGTATTACAATCAAAATCTCAATTTGAGATACAAAGAATGCAAAAAGAATTAGAAATTAAAAAACTGCTTATGGCAGAGCAATTTCAATATGATTTTGAATTAGCGAAATTACAAGTGGATATTGCTAATCAAAAACTGCAACAAGCAGAAGATAGAAAAGATCAAAGAACAAAAATACAAGCTACACAACAATCAGAATTAATTGAGCAAAGAAAAAACAATACATTGCCAAAAGATTTTGAGAACTCTGTAGCAGAAGAATTTGACTTAGGCCTTATGTAAAAGAATATTAACCAATTTTATATTATTATATTATGTCAGAAGAAGTAAAACAAGAAGGTAGCTTCAAATTGCAAAAACCAAAACCAGCTCCTCGCAAATTAAATAAGCCGGCGGCTGTAACAAAAGTTGATTTACAAACTAAAACAGAAGAAAATGCCGTTCAAGAGCAAACAACAAATGAAAGCGTGTTGGTCAATGAAGTCACCAAAGTGGAATTGCCGAGAGTGGATGAAGGAAACGCCGAACCCGCAATCGTTGCCCAAAACGTTGAAACGCAAGCCGAAGAAGTAATTCAAATAAATGCTTTGCAGGAAGTTTCTGAAGAAGAGATTGCTGCAAGTACTCAAGAATTAGTTGAAGAAGCTCAAGAAGCCGTTAGTATAGCGGAAGCAACAGGTAAACAATTACCAGAGAACGTTGAGAAGTTAATTTCATTTATGGAAGAGACAGGTGGAACAGTGGAAGATTACGTTCGACTTAATGCTGATTACTCTAACGTTAATAGTGAATTATTATTAAAAGAATATTATAAAAAAACTAGACCTCATCTAAATGAAGATGAAATTGATTTTCTTATGGATGATCGATTTGCATACGATGAAGACGAGGACGATGAACGTGAAATCCGTAAAAAGAAATTAGCGTTTAAGGAAGAGGTTGCAAAAGCCAAAGGTTTTTTAGAAGATCTTAAGTCTAAATATTACGAGGAAGTAAAGTTACGACCAAGTATAAACAAAGATCAACAAAAAGCAATGGACTTTTTTAACCGCTACCAACAAGAGCAGGACATTGTTGAAAGCCAACATTCAAAGTTTAAGAACGACACAAAAAGTTTCTTTACCCAAGATTTCAAAGGTTTTGATTTCAAATTAGGTGAAAAGAATTTTAGATATGGTGTTCAAAACGCAGAGAATGTAGCAGATAAACAATCAAATATTACTAACTTAGTCAAGAAGTTCTTGAATGATAAAGGAGAAGTAACAGATTTGAAAGGTTATCATAAAGCAATGTATGCTGCTGAAAACGTAGATACTTTAGCTCATCATTTTTATGAGCAGGGTAAAGCCGATGCAATTAAAGAAATTACAGCAAAATCAAATAATATAAATACAGCCCCAAGACAAACTTCGAGCGGTGAAATATTTGTAAATGGTTTTAAAGTAAAAGCAATTAATGGTGTTGATTCTACAAAACTGAAAATCAAAAACAAATTTAACAATTAAAATTTAAAAAATTATGGCAAATGTTACGCCTAACTTTGGGACCATTAAACCGTCCCAGAAGCAACAAGCTTTAGACACAAATTATTTAAACTTTACGGATCCTAACAATGCGGATTTCGTATCTTTCGCTCAACAATATTTACCAGAGATCTACGAACAAGAAGTAGAGCGTTATGGTAATAGAACTTTATCTGGTTTCTTGCGTATGGTAGGAGCTGAGATGCCAATGGCTTCCGATCAGGTTATTTGGTCAGAACAAAATAGATTACACATTGCTTATACAGGTGTTGACGTTGTAAGTGCTGCTGCAAATACATTACTTATTCCTGTTAACTTAACTCCAGCTAACCCTGCTGATTTCGTACAAAACGTTATTTCTATCAATCAGACTATTGTTATTATGAATCCTGCTACAGGATTAGAAGTTAAAGCTATTGTTACTGCTAGTAATATTACTACTGGTGCATTAACTGTTGCTCCTTATACTGCTGCTACATTAGCTGCTGCTGGATTTACAGACGGTATGGACGATTTAAAAATCTTCGTTTATGGTTCTGAATATGCTAAAGGGTCTACATTAACTGGAGACAACTATACTAGCATTGAGCCTAGCTTCACACAATTCTCTAACTCACCTATTATTATCCGTAACAAATATGTTGTTAATGGTTCTGACACAGCTCAGATTGGTTGGGTAGAAATTGCTACTGAAGATGGAGCTGGTGGTTTCATGTGGTATTTAAAAGCAGAATCTGAAACAAGATTACGTTTTGAAGATTACTTAGAAATGTCAGTTGTTGAGGGTGAATTAGCTGCCACTGGATCTGCTGCATTAGCTGCTGGTAAAAAAGGTACTCAAGGTTTATTCTCTGCTGTTGAAGAAAGAGGTAATGTATTGAATAACTTTACTGCTGGTTCTGGATTAGCTGAATTTGATTCAATCTTAAGAAACTTAGATACTCAAGGAGCTATTGAAGAAAACATGTTATTCTTAAACCGTCAAACTTCATTAGACTTTGATGATATGTTAGCCGACATCTCTTCTGGAACTGCTGGTGGTGTTGCTTTTGGATTGTTTGAAAACTCTTCTGAAATGGCATTAAACTTAGGTTTCTCTGGTTTCCGTAGAGGATCTTACGATTTCTATAAAACTGACTGGAAATATTTAAATGACGCTTCCACTCGTGGAGCAATGGCTCAATCTGCTATTGATGGAATTTTAGTTCCAGCTGGTACTTCAACTGTTTACGATCAAGTATTAGGTACAAACATCCGTAGACCATTCTTACACGTTCGTTATAGAGCTTCACAAGCTGATGACCGTAGAATGAAATCTTGGGTACTTGGATCTGTTGGTGGTGCTTACACTTCTGACTTAGATGCAATGGAGGTAAACTTCTTATCAGAAAGATGTTTATGCGTACAAGGTGCTAATAACTTCGTGTTATTTACATCTGTAACTTAATAAGAGTAAATTCTTATAAATTTTACCCTCGTTAGAATATCGAGGGTAAATTATAGTAAATTTTACCCTCGTGTAATATCGGGGGTAACTTTTACATTTAATAACTAATTAATTATATTATATCATGTCAAAATTAAAACAAACCGAACCTCAAAATTGGGAGGTTAAAGATAGAACATACATTTTAACAGGACCTCATAGCCCGTTAACATACACAATTTCATCAAGACATTCAAGAAGATTTCCATTATTGTGGTTTGATGAAGAAACAAAAGAACAAAGAGAATTAAGATATGCAACTAATCAGAACTCTCCATTTGTTGATGAACAAAAAGGAGAAGCAACATTAGGGCATATTATGTTTAAAAACGGAACACTTACTGTTTCAAAAGAAAAGCAAAATTTACAAAGACTATTATCGCTTTATCACCCTATGCTAAATAAGAAGTATCAAGAATTTGATGCAATACTTATCGCGGTTGATGAGCTTGATACATTGGAAATGGAATTAGAAGCAATGACTGCAGCTAAAGCAATGGATATTGATCAAGCAGAAGCAATACTAAGAGTTGAGATTGGATCTAAGGTATCTAAGATGGCTTCTAAGGAGATAAAAAGAGATTTGTTAATCTTTGCTAAAAGAAACCCAAGTTTATTCTTAGATTTGGTTAATGATGAAAATATTCAGCTACGTAATTTTGCTATTAAAGCATGCGAGGCTAACATTATAAAGTTGTCACCTGATCAACGTGATTTCAAATGGGCAACAAACGGTAAAAAATTAATGACCGTTCCTTTTGATGAAAATCCGTATTCGGCTATGGCAGCATTTTTCAAAACAGATGAAGGTATAGAAAT